AACCATGCCGAAATTTACGCTCTCTGTTGATAACGAAAAGATATGGAACTTTTATAAACAGAATCCTTCTCTCAATTTCGAGTCAGTCAACTTGATGTTCATTGATTTGATGAAACAACTTATTCCTGACTCATCAACTGGTCTCACTAGTTCTCTTGCTGAACAACTCATTGAAAACATGAAGACAATGCAATCACAACTAAATGGTGTAACAGAAAACATATCTTCTCTCCGTAACGATAATCTCACACATCTCACACTAAAACTCTCAGAATTCAAGAAAGACTATCTCGATGATGTGAAAATGATTTTGTCTAACAACGTTTCTGATAAAATAGCACCTCTTTTGAGAGAACAAAATGAAATGGCATTGAATAAAACACAATTGCTCATAAATGACTTTATTCCAAAGAACAATGAAGTTCTATCAACACAATTAAACGATGTTATGCTTAAATTACACTCATCCATTACAGAAGACACAAATAAGTTTTTGACTTCTTCAATCAACTCGAAAACACTCAATGACTTTGTAGTCAACCTAGAAACAAAGTTCAATCAGAGTGAACAACGAATTGAACACAATATTAATGAGATTAAAACAACAAGCGAGAGAATCAAGGAAATTACAACCGCAAATCAACAGACTTCACTTTCTCTCGGTTCAACAATTTCTGATATGCTGAAAAAAATGGAGAATGCTTCTACTAAGGGTAAGATCTCAGAGAATATAGTGTTTAATATTCTAAACAACCTTTATCCATCGGCACAAAGCATTTCATATGTTGGTGATAAGAAGGAATCTGGTGATATCATTTTGACGAGAGAAAACAAGCCAACAATTTTAGTTGAGAATAAGAACTGGGATAGCATTGTTTCAAAAGAAGAAGTATCAAAGTTTATTAGAGATATTGACACTCAAAACTGTTGTGGACTGTTTCTCTCACAAAATACTGGCATTGCTAATAAGAAGAACTTCGATATTTGTATCCACAAGAATACACATGTTCTGTTGTTTATTCATGAGGTTAACTATGATGCAGAGAAAATTAAACTCGGAATTGAGATAATTGACATGTTCAAAGAGACTCTTGCAAAATTTGATAAGAACGATGAGCATGATACTATTTCAAAAGAACAACTTGATGATATTAATCGTGAATTCCAAGAATGTTGTTCACAGAAACTCAACCTATTGAAAACTATCAAGGATTTCTCTCAAAAAATGATTAAACAAGTTGATGAAATAACATTCCCTAAACTTGAAGAGTATCTTTCTTCTCGTTATACATTCTCAGTTGGTAAGATGACATGCGAGTTTTGTAATTATGTTGCAAAGAATCAACAGGCTCTATCTGCTCATTATAGAGGATGTGCCATTAAAAAATTAAAAACAACATCTAATGAAGAACCGACAGAGTTGGAACCTGTTAAAATAGAATCCGAACCACCGACAATAACACAAATAAAGGTTAAAAAACAAGTTAAATCAGCCAAAAATTCAACTCTTATTGTAAATTAATCGATGTCTCTTTCTTCCATTTTCTCTCCTCTTTGTTCTTAATCAACATATTCAATCGTGCATGAAAGTCATCTTTGCGTAATTGACACGGTTTACATATTTGTACTTCGCATTTATTTTTAACTCCACACTCATAAGTAGTCGTATCCATCAAGTTCTCTCTATTCCACTTATACGAACTTGTATACCAACAAACCTCATTCATTGAGGCACAATACTTGTCAACCAACGCAGTTATTTTGTCTTCCATTGAGAGAAATACTTATCTTATAAAAATAACCATTCATTTCAATTTTTAACATCATTCTTCCAATTCAATAAATCAACTAACTTCTCTCGATCTTCACAGAAACGTGCCATATTCATACTACTTTTGGTTGTAGTCAAGTGGAGAGAAACATAAAGCACTCGAATTATTGCATCAGCGTTAATTTCAGTATTATTTCGCACACGTTCTCTCAAATATCCCGCCATCTTGGCATCATTCTCCGAAATTGCGTTGAGTGCAACGATATTCAACGCAATTGACAACTGTTCTGTTAAATCTTTTCCGGATTCTATTGTTTCATTTGTTTTTAAGTAGTAGTTCGACATAATTCGCGGAGAGAAAATATAAATAAGTACTATTAGTTTATTTTTAATATTTATTCGTTCATTAATCATACCTACAAATGAGGAAACTGCTTTTTAGTAGCCATATTCTCTTTAGTTATACAATGCTTTTCAAACTTGTCAAACCTGTTAATTAAGTATTCAATGTTTCTCTCGTTGATAGCATTTGAAATTGTGAGGTCGATCACCTCCGATTGCTCGATTTCTCTCATGTAAAACTTTCGTCCATACTCATATGTGTCATCTAACCCCCATACTGTCTTTTTCACATTGTTCATAGCAATCTTCTGGCACATCCACTTGATTTTGTAAGGTAATTCTTTGTATTCCGTTACACCACGACGAATAACACCAGTATAATCATATTCACTCTGCCACTCCCGAATAAGTTCATTTAATAACTTTTCTCGGTTGTTGTGACAAGTCTTACAAATAGTTGTCCCAAATCGTTCCCATGAGAGAATTTTCTTGAGAGTCCAATTGTCTCCGACACTCTTTTCACACTCTTCATTCATGGTGTAGTCAATGTATTGTAGAATAAGTTCATTGATATCAGTTGGCTCATGGTTCGGGTTGTAGTTTGTCATTTTAGTTGATGGAGAGAAATACAATTATTATGATTGCCATTGTTATGTTCAATTTTTATTATTTTGTTTTTCTCTCCGCATCTCGCATTTGTAAGTACTGAATCATTCTATCGGCTGTGTTCTTCTTGTCAGTTTCATTGAAAGTGTGTATGATATTGTCCACTTCCTTCTCTAATTCAGGTGTACTATTATAATACACAGGGATTTCTTTACCTCCATGTTGAATTACCCACAATATGTTTGAAGTCCATTGTAATTTAACATCGGAATCAATGTTTATTACTGTTGGATATCTTGACCAGTGTGTCTTATAAAGTGCTTGACGAACTGCTGTGAAAAACATGAATATATTATAATTATCGTCATGTTTTTAAGTATTTTAATGTTTTACTTTATTTTATTGCAACGACGTGTCTTGGGATTCATCACTTTTCCAGGTGGACACTCCTTCTTTTTCACTGTTTTACACCGGTTCGTCTTTGGATTCAGTTCCTTTCCAGGTGGACATTCATTCTTTTTCTCTCCAGTTGGCGAAGGTGTAACTAGCGTAGCATAATATTTAAAATAATTCCTTAGCATTAAACGCACTTCATGCTCCATTACATCCGCTTCATCTGATTCAAGAAAATCCACTTGTTTTTGTGCTTCTTTTGCATATATTTCACTTGTAACAACTGGATTATTGCTCTCCAACGCTCTCTCAAACAGCAATATAGTATATAACGCCGTATAAATAGGATTATATTTATCATTCAACATGATATCCACTATGTCAGTTGTAGATACCTCTTTACCAAGTAATGTGCTATAATACTGCTGTAATTTATTGCAAACGACGTTCATATACCCACGAGCGACATCAATGAGTTGCGTCGCATTTATTTTATCCATAACCATCCTCAATAAATCGCTACTAGCCACGTCTGGGTTCTTCAGCACCAACTCTATGAAAAAGAGACCCCATATAGTGCAAAAACCACCCGGTTCATAATCATGTTTCACTGGTTCACCTGATTTTCGATTTCGCAATTTCAGCATTATTCGTCCCAACTCTTCATTCGATTGTAATCCTTTCAACATTGGACACACTTGCTCAGATGTTATGAAGTCTACCGGAAGCATATCTGTTGTGTTCGTCAATTGCGAGTTTAATTCGTCAATATAATAATTAATATGGTCGCGTATTATTTCGAATTTTGCGTAATCTGAACTATAATATTTGCCATGAGGCTCAAAATGCTCTATCTGATGTTTATCACGTCTATAAATAAGAACGTTGTAATGATGTGCCTCTGTGTAACTGGGATCTATAATTAATAACGGGATAACTACGATTGGAATACTTTTTTTAACAATGCAATTATATATCTTTTCTACGAAATTGCCCATTTCATCAGATGTTGGTGGTTTTTCCTCGTCTACGTGAACTGCTACAGGCATTTCCATATCTCCAAAATTAGTAATAGACATAGTATAACATGTTGTTTTGTATTTCTTCATAAGATACATCAGATACATGTCCTGAAAGAAACCATATCCACGATACTTTTGTTTAATTGGTTGTTTTCCATGTTCTATTAAATTCGCCAACATTTTGTCAATCTGGTTTGGAGAGAAATCACTATCTATACGAGCTGGTTCGGGAATCTTTATGCTTGTTTTACTTTCTTTTATTTTAATACACCGATTTGTAAGTAAATTCAGAATTTTGCCTTCTGGACATGTTTTTTCTTTCTTTATTTTTTCGGATTTTACTTTCTTTATTTTTTCGGATTTTACTTTCTTTATTTTTTCGGATTTTACTTTCTTTATTTTTTCGGATTTTATCTTCACTATTTTAACTTTATTACAACGATTCGTTGTTGGATTCAATGTCTTTCCAGGTGGACACGCCTTTATGGTTGCTTTTGTTGGTTCAACAGTCTTCTTTGGTTCAGTAGAAACACCATCAATAAAAGATTCCGAATGTTTATAATAATTCAACAACATCTTGTTGTTTCTGCCTTTTCCTGTCGAATACTTCAAAACCAGTTTGTCAATAAACTCCTTATATGACTCATCATTTAATACCTCCGTATTCGCAAGATATCTATGTTCATTCGCCACTATTTCAAGTATGACATCCATTATATCATAACTTTCTATGCTATCAATTATGTCATCTGTGGTAACATGTTTATCATAGAGAATGCTATATATTTGTTGTAATTTATTACATACAATCTTGGCATATCCTCTTGCCAAATTAACAAGTTCATCACCAGATACCTTTGTCATTATATCGACTATCAAATCATATGATGTTCTCTCGGGATTTTTCAAAACTAATTCAGTGAAAAACAAACTCCAAATAGTGCAATATCCTTCACCTGGTTCACGCGGATCAATTAAAGTTCCCATCTTTTTACGTGAAAACTCGTCCATATACTGAATGCCTGCACCAAATGGACAAATTTGCGACGATGATGTAAATTTAACTGGTGTTGGTAAGTGTTTATTGAGATGGGTAATATATTTATTTATTTCTTTCTCGATTTCCTTATGTTTAGACTCATTTGCTCCATAAAATTGCCCATATGGTTCAAAATGTTCGATCTGACTTAAATTGCGACGATAAATCAAAACATTAAAATGTCCATTGCCATATTCATCAATTATACTTAAAGGTATTATAATGATTGGTGTGCTTTGCTTCATAATACAATTTTTAATCAAATTCGTAAAATGTGCGTGATCTTGTGTAGTAGACTTTACTCTTAAATTTATCTCAATATTCATTGGTGGTATATCACCATCTTCATCGTATTCTGTTGCCATATTTCGCCCAATAACATAACAATTTGATCTGTATTTTTTAAACAAATATAAGAAGAATGTGTTGTAAAATGTCTCAATCCCCGAATAAGTATCAGTCATAGGCTCCTTACCAGTTTTAATGATGAATGACAACATTTCATCGATTTGTTTTCCAGAGAATTCAGTGCCTTCTGTCGTCGGTTTTGGTACTTGTATACCATTTTTAATTGGCTTCTCTTTAATGCAACGATTTGTCTTCGGGTTCAACACTTTTCCAGGAGGACACTCTTTCATTGTGCGTATATTATATAAAGATACATTAATATGTATATAAATCATGGGCAATTGTTTCACTCAGATAGAAAACAACTATAAATCACCAATAACTATCAACTCTTTATGGTATTATTTAACTAACAATAACACCAGAAAGCAAGTGTATTTTATTAATTCACGCAATATTGAGAGGTATGAGATTAAACGCATCGAAAATCAACTACTAATGGTCGACTCGTTTAAGAACATCAGTTATAACTTAGACATTACACTTATAACATTGACTGATTGCGTGTTGACCGGAAAGTATTTAGACAATAATATCATGCATAAACGCAACTTCTGTTTTAAGTTACTTGATGACTTTGCTGGAAACAAGAATACATATGGATGGAGAACTAAAGTTTCTGTTGTCGAGAGAAATCAATTGGTAGAGTACTTAGGACTATTTTGAAACAGTTCTTTAAGTTGGTTTTTAATATATTATTCGGGAATTCCTCCAAACTTTTAAAATAATTTTCTCTATAGACATTAAGGTTTTCGATTTTGGACATTTTTGAAATGTCCAAAAATGAAAAGTCC